CGTACCGCTGATCAGGATCTTATCTATACTGGCAATGATATCGCAGTCTGGGACAGAATCAACGCTGAAAGACTGCGTCAAGGACTGCCCGGGCTGGCTGAAATTGGTTATCCAAGACCGCCTGAAGAAACAGCAGCTCAAGCCGCTGCACGCCAACAAGCCCAGCAGGGCGGCTGATAAATATCAACATGGTACAACAATTCATTGGGTTCAACACGCAGGGGCAGTTTAAAAAGTTCACACTAACTGGATTTCCTTTGGTCAAAAGAGACTTGCTCAATGCCTTTAACATACGTCAAGGGCAGTTGCCCGGACGTCCAGAGTACGGCACTGTGTTGTGGGATTTCTTGTTTGAAAATCAAGTTGAAGAATTGCAGCAGGCCATTGAAGCCGAAATACAACGTGTGGCCGGAAACGATCCCAGAATTTATATTTCAGCCGTGCAAGTGTTCCCACAAGACAACGGGATTTTAATACAGCTAGAGCTTACAATTTTGCCCAGCACCGATGCTGAGCAGCTGGCCATATTTTTTGACCTTACACAGCGACAAGCCTCTTACGTATAAAGACGCCGTTTTTTGCCTCGATAAATAAAACATAGAGGCTTATAGAATGGCAACAACAACAAGACAAACAGCAATATTCGGTGTTGAAGACTGGAAACAGATCTATCAAACTTATCGCGAAGCCGACTTTCAAAGTTACGACTTTGAAACTCTTCGTAAAAGTTTTGTAGATTATTTGCGTTTGTATTACCCCGAAACATTCAATGACTACATTGAATCAAGCGAATTTATTGCTTTACTGGACGTCATTGCGTTCATGGGACAAGCTTTATCTTTCCGTACTGATCTTAACACCCGTGAAAACTATATTGACACAGCAGAACGTCGAGATAGTGTAACACGACTTGCAAACCTTGTCAGCTATACAGCCAAGCGCAACACAGCAGCTGAAGGATTCCTCAAAGTATTCTCTGTAACAACTACAGAAAACGTTTATGATTATCAAGGAGTCAACCTCAGTAACGTTACAGTTGACTGGGCTGATCCTACAAATCCAGATTGGCAAGAGCAATTTACAGCCATTATTAATTCTAGCCTGGTAGATACTCAACGTGTGGGTCGCCCCGGAAACCGTCAAACCATACTGGGTGTTCGCACTGATGAATACGCTGTTAATCTGGTACCTGGCTTCTTGCCCGTGGTCCCATATACTGCCACAGTTGATGGTGTAAACATGCCTTTTGAAGCAGTAACATCTACTTCACAAGGCGAAAACTATGTTTACGAGCCTAGCCCAAGACCCAATCAACCGTTTAATATTCTGTTTCGTAACGACAGTCTTGGATTCCAGTCGTCAAATACCGGTTACTTTTTCTTGTTCAAGCAAGGTGTATTGCAAAACCAAGACTTCAACCTGGCAGAACGCATTGCCAACCGCACAGTAAACGTCAACATTGAGGGCGTCAACAACACAGATCGCTGGCTGTTCCAGCTAGATGATGTTGGCAACATCAATCGAGAGTGGCAATACACTGAAAACATTTACGAAGCTGGTGCTGAACAACTGGGCACTGATCTGCGACCCATTTACACAGTTACAAGTCGCACAAACGATCAAATCACCATGGTGTTTGGTGACGGCGTGTTCTCAGAAATTCCTGTGGGTACATACCGTGCATATGTTCGTGCATCAAACGGTTTGCAGTACATTATCAACCCCGAGGAGATGCAGGCTGTAAGCATTCCTATCAGTTATATCAGTCGTCAAGGCAACTTGGAGACCATGACTTTTGTGTGCGGCATCACCCAGCCAGTTAGCAATTCACAAAGCCGCGAAACCATTGATGCCATCAAGCAACGTGCCCCGGCTCGTTACTACACTCAGAATCGCATGGTCAACGGTGAAGACTATAATCTTTTCCCTTACACACAATACAACAGCATTGTCAAGAGCAAGGCCATTAACCGTAGCAGCATTGGTACCAGTCGCTATCTTGACCTTGTGGACAACACTGGAAAATATTCCAGCACCAACACATTTGGCAGTGATGGTGGACTGTGGAGAGAAAACATACTGCCAACCATCTTGTTCTCATGGGCCACACGAAATGAAATTGCTGACGTAGTTACAAATCAAGTACAGCCCAAGTTAACTGAAAGTACAATGCAGCAGTTTTATTACGATAACTTTCCTCGTCAAACTGTTGACACTGGAGCAACTGCTGGTACAACCTGGAACCAAAGCACAACGCTTGCAAACCAAACAACTGGCTACTTTAAAAATGCACTAGGAACTCCAATCCCTGTGGGAAACACAACATCAACAGTGTTCAAATACGTTGCAGTAAGTAGCTTGATCAAATTTGTTGCTCCAACAGGATACTATTTTGATCGAAACAATAGACTGCAAATTGGCACAGCAACTCGTGCTGACGAAAAAACAATTATCTGGGCAAGCCCCCAAGAGATCATTGGCAACGGAAACAATCAAGGTTTGGGCAACTTGACCTCAGGAGCCGGTCCAGTAACTCTCAACAACTTTGTGCCCACTGGCGCCATTGTTGACACCATCATTCCGCTGTTTGTTACAGACTTACCACTGAGTCTTGAGCAGGCCATGGCTGAACAGATTTTGTTGTATCGCAACTTTGGCATTGGCTACGACAATGACGGAGCCATCACCGGCACACCGTATACCTGGTACCTGATCAACAGCACCAGCCTGGATGTAAATGCTCCTTTTGCTATTGTTCCTGGAATATCAGGACAGAACACTGGCACTGGTGAAGATGCCAGCTGGCTTGTGCAGTTTACTACTGAAAATCAAAGTTACACCATCACACTACGAGGCCTGGCCTACAACTTTGGATCAGTGTTACAAACACGATTCTTCTACTATGACGGCGGCCAAGTGTATGACAGTCGTACTGGCACAGTGATACGCGACTTTATCAATATCTTGGCAGTGAACACACAACCAGATTCAACAGAACCTCTTCCAGGTGATATTCCAGTAACCATTACAGGACAGCCTGTTGAGAGCGACGGATATGTTGACGACTTCCAGGTACTTGTTGGTTTCCGTGACAGCGACAACGACGGCGTTCCTGACGACCCAGACTTCTTTGACGAAGTGGTCGCTCCTGATGTCAACTCAAATCAGAAGCTGATATTTTTGCAACAGACTGTGGACTTTGATAACTTGCAGCGTTACTTGTTGGTTGAGCAAGGTCGTGTAATATCTGATTATGCCACCTTTGATGACATTGAACTGGCAAAATTTGAATGGAGTCCTGGGCAAGTGTTCTACGCTTACAGTGAAGAAGCGTTTTATGAACTAAGCATTAGTACCACTGGTGTCAGAACAATAGTGTCAGTAAGTGGCTGGATTGCCAGAACAGGCCGACAAGATTTGTACTATCAATATCGTCACAACAGCACACTGACTAACCGAATAGATCCAGGAACAACAAACATTATTGATTTGTATGTGGTCACACAGGCCTACTACACCGCTTATCAAAACTGGATTCGTGATACCACAAACACTGTGCCTGAGCCAGCACAACCCACAATTGATGAGTTAAGTACAGCATATCAAGGACTGCAAGACTACAAAATGTTGAGTGACAACATTATTATTAATTCAGTTAACTTCAAACCCTTGTTTGGAGAAAAAGCAGCCACTGAACTAAGAGCCACAATCAAGGTTATTAGAGCCAGTAACAGCACTGCATCTGTGAGTGAAATTAAATCATCAGTTGTAGCAGCCACGAACACTTATTTTAGCATTGACAAATGGAACTTTGGAGACACATTCTATTTCTCTGAGCTTGCAGCATATTTGCATCGCGAGCTTGGTACAATTATTTCTAGCGTGGTCTTGGTACCACTGAACACGCAAAAGTATTTTGGCGATTTGTACGAAGTACGTAGTCAACCCAATGAAATTTTTGTTAACGGTGCAACAATCAACAATATTGAAGTGATTGAAGCATTGACCAGTACCAATTTGCGTACTGCCCCAGGTAGTGGAGTTATTTGATGGCAACAGTTCGTAGTGTAGATTTTCTCCCAGAGATTTTTCAAACTGATGCTAACAAACAGTTTTTAAGAGCAACTCTTGACCAGTTGGTACAAGAACCTAAGTATCAAAAAACACAAGGCTTTATTGGGCGTACCGTGGGACCTGGTGTCAACCCCAACGATCGCTATGTGGTTGAACCAAATGCCACTCGTGCAAATTATCAACTTGAGCCCGGAGTTGTAAGCCTTGAGCCTGGAACAAACAAAATCAAGGACACAATCACATATCCTGGAATCAATGATGCTGTTGCTTATCAAGGTGGCAACAGTGCTCGTCCAGATCGACTGTATTCAAGTGAGTACTATTCTTGGGATCCGTTTGTTGACTTTGATACATTTGTAAACTTCAGTCAGTATTTTTGGGTGCCCGATGGTCCTCCTGTAGTTGATGTTTCTAGCACTGGTATACCTGTTACTGACAATTTTACAGTGACTCGCCAAAATGGAGTTTATGCATTTTCTGGCGTATCGGGCACTAACCCCATAATTGAACTAGTACGAGGCGGCAGTTACACGTTCCAAGTTGCACAAAACAACAAAGAAACAGTTAACTATCGAGTTCGTAACAACAGCATCAATGCTTATATTGTTGACAATCAGTCAAATCCAACATTGACTTTGGTGCGTGGTAACACCTATGTGTTTAATCTAACACTTAACGGAGTATTTCCGTTCTGGATCAAGACACAACCAACGACTGGGA